ATAAAGCTATATTTGGATTTGGTTACGTAGATGGTACTGGTAGTGTTAATACAATTAGTCGATTCTCTAATATAGGTGTTTATGTTGATGAACCCACTACTGCTGGTACTGCAAGATATTATTTAGCAGCAGCTGGATATGGTGGTGATAAAGCTATATTTGGATTTGGATACACAACTACTAATCTTAATACAATTAGTCGATTCTCTAATACAGGTACTTATGTTGATGAACCCACTACTGCTGGTACTGCAAGATTTGGTTTAGCAGCAGCAAGTTATGGTCCTTAAGGAATAAAATATGCCAGTATCTTTATCAGCAAACGGAATAGTATATGCAGATGGCACAATAGAAAGTACGCCATTTTCTGACACTAAAGCTATATTTGGATTTGGTACTGTTGGTACAGGTACCTCCTATTTGTCGATGAATAATTTGGTAAGTGTTTTTGGTAATGTTGGTACAGATAATAGCACTGTTGGTACTGCACGTTATAATCTAGGAGCAGCAAGTTATGGTGGTAATAGAGTTATATTTGGATTTGGTTTATATGATGTTTCTGGCACGGCGACCAATTCTAAAGCAATTTCCAAATTTAATAATCTAGGTGTTTATGTTAGTGAAAGTTCGCCGTCTGGTCCTACTGCAAGATTTGGTGTAGCAGCAGCAACATATGGTGGTGATAAAGCTATGTTTGGATTCGGCAGTACTGGCGTGGCTCCAATGACTTATTTTAATAATATGGGTGATTATGTTAGTCAAACTAATGGTGCTACTAATACTTGGGGTACTAGTAGCAACAACAACTTGGCGGCAGCCACTTATGGTGGTGATAAAGTTATATTTGGCGTATACTCGGCGGGCGGAACACCAACAGTCAATTTATTTTCCAACACAGGTGCTTGGGTTAGTCAAAATACTCATAGTGGGTCCAACCGAGCCCAGCCAGCGGCTGCCACTTATGGTGGTGATAAAGCAATATTTGGATTTGGTTTTGCCAGTACTTCACCCATGACTATATTTAGTAATCTAGGTGTTTATGTTAGTGAAACTACTGGTGTTGGTACTGCGCGAAGTAGACTAGCAGCAGCAGGTTATGGCGGTGATAAAGCTATATTTGGATATGGTATTAGCAGTACTAGTGTCAATTATTCACTAACCAATCTAGTATCTAATCTTGGTATTGTTGTTGGTGATATTTCCGGTGTTGGTACTGCACGATATGCTCTAGCAGCAGCATCTTTTAGTTTGTAATTTTTATTATAAGGAAAATATTATGCCCTCAAAATTAAACTCTGAATTTAATTATCGTTTTCAAGTTATGGGTGAAACACCTTGGGAAAAAATCAAAACTCTCAAAGGATTTTTGGAAGGTAGGAAACGTGCGGCTTGCACAGAAGAAGTTGCCATGAAAAAAAGATTAGCAAAGCAATTAGAATTAGAACATTGCATTAAAAATAATGCACTACCTCATGTTATTCTAAATCTTGAAGCAGAAATTTTAGAATCTAAATCTTTTGAAGAAACAGAAAATGAAGCGTGGGAATTGAATCGACAAGAAATTAAATTTCTAGAAAAATATATAAAAGAAATGTATGAAATTGCCGAACCAACTAGAATTCCTGGTTACTCAGATGAAGATATGTTTGAAGCAAATGCTGCTTATGAATTTACTGTGATGATTGGTAAAGAAATTCAAGCAGAAATTATTGCAAACGGTAGACCATCTCCTGCAAAATTAAGAAATGCTATGTCAAATCCATTTACATTTCAAAGTTTACAAAAAGTAGGCTTAATTCCAAAAGAAGCGATGTTGTTGGATGGTAATGCTGAAAATCCTTTGGCTCTTGCATACCAAGAAGTCGTTGAAGAGAGAAAAAATCTTCAATTGGGAAATAACACAAAAGGAGAAAATGAGTAATGTTTTCACTTTATACAGCAACATACAAAAATCTAAATGAATTATTTGGAGGACCAGATGATAATATGCCAGGTCAACCACAAACAAAAAAATTTTTAAATCCACAAGATTTTGAAATGATAATGATTGGGCAAGATCAAAGACCAGAAGAAGAAAATACAAATTCTATTTTATTTCTGGCTAAAATTGGACATGAAAAATTTCAACTATGTACAACCATTCCTGATGGGTTTACATTTGTATATCGACAAGAATGGGGTCTAAGTATTACGCCAGAAATTTTACATAGAGTTATCTCTAATCTAAGAAAAGAATCTTATCCACCGATTACTGATTATTTGGATGCAAAAGTAAAAGGTGATGTTGAACAAGAAAATGAATATCTTGCAAAATGTCTAGCTGTGAAAGAAAAGTATCCAAAATTAACTTTTATTTAAAGTAGTAAAAATATTGGATGCATAAAATAGTTCAAACATTAATAGGATCTTTTTTATTTTTTGGTTTGATATTATCCGTTGATAGTGGATTTATAGAAAGCAGATATCAGTTGATAAGTTCTTCTACAGAAGAACAAATAAATTGTTTAGCACAAAATGTATATTATGAAGCTGCAACGGAATCTTTTGAGGGTAAACTTGCAATTGCACAAGTAACTCTCAATAGAGTTAATTCAGGCAAGTTTGGAAAAACAATCTGTAAAACTGTATACCAAAAAAATAATAAAACGTGCCAATTTTCTTGGGTTTGTCAAAATAAAACTACTGTGATGAGATATGATTCAAAAGAATTCATGGCTTCTAAGGAAGCTGCTTATAGAATTCTTGTGTCTGGTTATCGAATAAAAAAATTGAATAATGCATTATATTATCATGCCACATATGTTAATCCAAGATGGAATAAAAAAGTAACTGCAAAAATAGGTAAGCATATATTTTATGCTTAATGGATATTATGAATAAAGATAAGTTTATAACACAGTACGTTACGGATAATACGTTTTTTATTATAAAAAAAGGTAAAGAAAATCCACACGGAAACTTGACATTGACACCAAACCAGTCTATAATGTTAGATGATGATGAACTCGATGAATTGATAGGAGTACTACAAAGTTATGCCAACGAAAGACGAAATTTCGGAATTCAGTCAAAAGATTGAAAAATTATCAGAAGAATTACGAATAAATTATATTGATTCTATCTGCCATCATTGTGAAAAGTCTGGAATGGAGATCGAAGTGGCTGCTACTTTAATCTCGGCTGCACTTAAATCAAAATTAAAAGAAGAAGCACAAAACTTAAATCTTATTAAGAAGTCATCCAAATTGCCAATATGACACTATTACAATCAGATAATTCTGGTTTTGCTGCTTACGCTTTATATAATGCACTTCATTTACACTTCACATCAAAATCTTATGATTATTTTAAGTACAATGGTAAAACTAATGTGACCAAAGATACTTTTGCGAAGAAGAAAGACAAGTTTACATTTTATAAGCTATCAAGAAAATATTCTATTGCTGATCTAAAATATTTTTATATTGCAAATTTTTTAGAAAAACCAGATCAATGGAGCAATGAACTCTTATCACAAGATGCAGAAGAAGTTTTTATTAAGTGGCAAAAAACAAATCAATCTCTTACATATATTATACAAAATGATCTTGACAAATTACTTGATTTGGTGAATAATCCAAATGATTTACTTAAAGTAAAAGATAATGAACATCCAATTTTGATGTTGAGTGTAATGAGTAAATCTACTCAACTAGAGACATTGATTATAATGGAAGATATATTAAACTTTTTTTCTATGTGGGATAAAAAGATTCAAGAAACTTATATTTGGCCTGAATTTAAAATGAAATGTTTGAAGTATAAACCTTTTTTAAATTACGACAAAAATAAATTTAAAACTATTTTGAAGGAAAAGATTAAAAATCATGAATAAACCTAAAGTAACTAAGATTTGGCTCGATATGGATGGAGTCATTGCTGATTTTGTAAAGCGATATAAAGAATTATATAATATTGATCCATCTGAGGCTGAAAGAGAAAACAAATTTGATCATCTATTCCAAAACTTTATTGCAACAAAACAATTTGCAACATTAGATTTGATGCCTCATGCATCAGAGTTAATTAAATTTCTAAAAGAATTAAAAATTCCAACAGAAATTCTTTCTTCAACTGGAACAAAACAAGATTATGTCGAAATCTCTCGGCAAAAGAGCATTTGGTTAGACACGAATAATATTCCATTTAAACGCACTTTTGTTCCAGGAAAAGAGCATAAATACAAATACGCAATGCCAACTGATATTCTAATTGATGATACAGAAGTCAATATCGATGATTGGAAAAAAGCAGGTGGTATTGCAATCTGGCACAAGAATGTCGAAGATACTTTGGCAATCTTGCGTATGTACGTTTAATGTTGTTGGCATACAACAATTGACAGGACGTACAAAATATCATATAATGTATAAAGTGAATAAGTCGTTTACATTCCGTTCATACTTCGTTTATAAGGAAAAATCATGGTAGATTTTGCAAAACTAAAAAGCTCACGCCAATCTGGCAATTTTGATAAACTCGCAAAAGCGATTGAATCTCTTAATCCTACAGAAGGTTCAGATAAAGTAGATAATTTCTGGAAACCTGAGGTAGATAAAGCAGGCAATGGTACTGCAACAATTCGATTCTTGGACGTATCAGCAGAAGATGGTGAGGATGCACTTCCGTGGGTTAAATTCTTTTCTCACGGATTTCAAGGTCCTGGTGGTTGGCTGATCGATAATTGTCTTACTACTCTTAATGGTGCTAAGTGTCCAGTTTGTGAACATAATAGCACACTTTGGAATTCAGGTATTGAAGCAAATAAAGAAGTTGTACGAAAGCAAAAGCGTAAACTAAATTATATTGCAAACATTTATGTTGTTGCTGATCCAAAGAATCCAGAAAATGAGGGTAAAGTCAAACTCTTTAAATTTGGTGCTAAAATCTTTGATAAGATTTCTGAAGCAATGAATCCAGCATTTGAAGATGAGACTGCAATTAATCCTTTTGACTTCTGGAAAGGTGCTAATTTCAAACTTAAAATTCGTAAAGTTGAGGGTTATCAAAATTACGATAAGTCAGAGTTTGAATCACCATCGCCACTCTTTAATGATGATGCTAAGATTGAAAAAATCTGGAAATCACAATATTCTCTTAAAGAATTGATTTCTGAAAAAGAGTTCAAGACTTATGATGAGTTGAAAGCACGATTGGACAAAGCTCTAGGGCTGATTGGAACACCAGTTGCTCGTACTACTGTTGAACAGATTAAAGAAGCACCTAAAGCTGTACAGAAGAAGGTGGAAGCAGTTACAGCAGATGAAGATGATGATCTTGCATATTTTTCAAAGTTAGCTGAAGAAGAATAACAAGATTTAATGTGAAAGAAACCCCACTTCGGTGGGGTTTTTTATTTATACTACCCTAGTGCTATTGAAGATCATATTTCTAAATGTTTCTTCTGAATTTCTAACAGGAAAAATATATTTTGGTATAATTAAACTTGTTTTATCTTGTGGTGCTGGATTTGTTATATTGATTTGATTTGGTTCAGACATATTTTTAATATTGGAATTTTCAATATTTAAATTTTGATTTTGATTAATTGTTTCCTGTAAGGGTAAACCAAGAGGCGTTTTTTCTTCTTGGTTTAATTTTGAAGAAGTTTGTTTTGTATTATCTACACTCATAGATGATACATTATCAGATTTTGTAATCGAAGGAACAGGAGTACTCAATTGTGTTGCAGTAGTATTTCTTATTGCATCAGACTTAACTAAATCTGTAGTATTATCACTTTTTAATATATCAGCCATAGGTTGTGGTGATGAAACGCTACTAGATTTAGATTTGGATTCAGATGCAGATAATGGTGTCGTACTATCACCTTTTAGAATATCGGCTGTAGTTAACGGTGTTGTAGTATTACCAACATTAGATTCTTTCATCGATAATGGTGTTGTAGTATTACCAACTCCAGAATCAGATGCAGATAACTGAGATGTACTATCACTAGATTTCGAATCTGTTGTGGCTAATGTTGTTGTGGCATTTTCTTTTGGTATTTCTTTTAATGGTACATCTTTAGCATCATTTTTGTCTTTTGTTTCTGCTTTATCTTTATCGGAAGCTGTTTTAGATTTAATAACTTGTTCAATAATACTTGCAATTTGTTGCATTCTTTGTTTTGCAACTTCTGGTTCTTCTTCTGGAAATTTGTTATACACCTCTTTATAAACATCTCTTGCTAATCCAGCAGCATCTATGCCAAGACTTGCTGCTGTACCAGCAATTGGAATTGTTCCTGCTGCACCACTTGCAACTTCTAAACCAGCACCAACGGTGTCACCCTCAATTAACTTTTTAACTCCAAAAATACCACCAATTATAACTCCAGCAATGGGTACTTTTTTAGCAGCACTAGAAAAAATAAATTTTGATAGTTTTCCAGAAACAACTTTTTCTATTTTTGCTTTTATACTTTTTTCGGCAGCTTCTTTTCCAACTTCTTTTGCAACTTCACCGGTTATTTTTTCTGCTGTTTTTCCGACACTCTTTTCTAACACTTTTTTTCCCGCTTTCTCGGCTGCTACTCCAGCTCCAACTGCAACCAATGCTTTAGCAACTCGTTTTCCAACTATACCTCTGAGAGAATCAAATATTCCATTACCTGATTCAGATTCAGGTTCTTTTTCCTTCTCACCTTTTTGAGATGAAGCAATTCTTTTCATCAAATCTTTCAATGATTTTAGTAAAAGATCGTGTCTCTTCTTTTCTTCAAGTGCTTTTTCTTCTAAGTAATTATTTTCTAATTCTCTACGTCTTATGTCATCCTGATAATTTTTATTCATAAAAGTGTATATTTTATTTAAAATACCAAGTATAGGTGTTTCTTTTTCATCAACTTTAGTTACTTTCTTATTTGGTGTATCTGTAAAATAGTTTATATCTTCTTGTGATCTTCCAGTTAGTCTACCTAACAAAGCTGGCGCTAACTTGGAACCACCAGTCATAAATTTTGCAATATTTAATGGATCAAAAGATTCTTTCATACCTTTCATTTCAGCTTCAGTTTTTGGCAATAAAACTTTTTCATAAAATTCTTTAACTGTATCACCGGAAATTAAACTATCAGCTAAAAGATCACGAAGCCTTTTTTCTCTTAAATTTTTTGCGTCTTGATAATTCATTTACAGTTTACCTTTTTTCTGTTTGATGTAATATAATGATTCATCATCAGATTCTTTGACTTCAGATGGAGGTGATGAAGGTGGATTTGCTTTTTGTTGTGTTGTTTTGTTTATTACAGTAACAGGACCAGTAGCTGGTTTAGATATATCATTTTTCAATTGTTTATTTTCTTGAGAACTTTTATCAATTTTTTCACCATTATTTGGTACAACTGGTTCAATTGATGTCTTACTGACTGGGATTTTCGATTTAATGATAGTATTTGTTGAATTTGTTTGTGCATCTACAGATTGATTTTGTGTACTATATCCTTCGACAGGCATTTTATTTAATTTCATATCTTCTGAACTAGAATTATAAACACCCAATTCTTTTGCTTTTTTCATAGCAAAATCTTCTTTTTTCTTTACAAAATCAACAGCTAATGTTGTTCTCAAATCTGCATTAATAGTATTTTCTTTACTTTCATCACCTTTTTGATTAATTTTTGTTACGTCTTTACCACCATTACGTTTCATTAAAGCATCTCTAACAGTGATATTAGGATTTTTTTGTCCCTCTTCAATAATCCACAATAAACCTGTGGGCCCAACATAGTTGGCAGCAATTTTTATTCCTGGTGTAATATTATCAATTCCTAATTTTTTCAAACCGCCTTTAAGAATTGCATCAGATTCACCATCTAAAACATCTTTTAATAATTTTTGATTTTTTTCACTAAATTTATCATCCCATGACAATCCTGATTGTTTAAAAAGTCCAGTTTTTCCATCTAAATTTTTGCCAAATATTGTTGATGGCATAAATCCTGCTATACCAACAGCACCAGTCGATGCTTTTACATTATTTCGATATTTCTGATATGCTAATAATTCAGTAAAAGTAAGATCAGTAAGTTTTTTTTCTGTACCCAATACTCTTTTTGACCAAACTTCGGGTCTATCACCATATTTGTTTTTTATCTCTTTTGATCCTCCTGCTACACCAATGTCACCATATACAGATTGTGCGTTGCCTTCATGTGCGGAAGTAACAGCAGCTAAACCTGCCGCCGACAAATATCCATATTTTAAAACTCCTGAACCACCACCTACACTCGTAGAACTAGCTGATGTTGCACTAGGAGTAGGTGTGGAAGATTTAACTGGTTCTGCCGTTTTAGTAGGAGTAGCTGGTTTTACCTCTGGTTTAACTTCTGGTTTAGCAGTAGGTTTAACTTCTGGTTTTACTTCTGGTTTAACTTCTGGTTTAGCAGTAGGTTTAACTTCTGGTTTTACCTCTGGTGTTTTAACTGGTTCAGCTGGTTTAGCAGTAGGTTTAACTTCTGGTTTTACCTCTGGTGTTTTAACTGGTTCAGCTGGTTTAGCATTAGGTTTAACTTCTGGTTTTACCTCTGGT